TTCTACTGCTAGACCAGTTGGATTAATACCTATTAAAACTCAGCACGTTAAAGTAATTAATCATGAAGGGCAGATTTATTACGATGTTAAAGATTATGATTTGGCAATTCGTAAAGAAGATATGTTACACTTCTTTAATTTATCTTTTAATGGATATGAGGGAACAAGTGTAATAGGATCACAAAGAACAACAATAGGAACTTCAATAGCTTCTAATGATACTGCAAATAGTTACTTAGGTAATAGTTCTCAAATAGGAGGAATTATAAAGCATCCAGGTAAACTATCTAAAGAAGCAGTCGCAAGATTAAAAACTTCTTGGAATCAGTCAACTACTGGCTCATTTGTTGCTGGTAAAACTGCAATACTTGAGGAGGGTATGACTTTTGAGCAGTCTAAAATTAATGCAAATGATTATCAACTTTTAGAAACTAGAAGATTTCAGATAGAAGAAATAGCAAGGATTTTTAAAGTTCCATTAAGTTTAATCGGACATTTAGAGAAAGCAGCTAATTACTCAAGTATAGAAGCTTTATCTATTGACTTTGTAAGATTTACTTTACAACCTTATTTAGTTTTAATTGAACAAGAATTAAACAGAAAACTATTTAGAGATAATGAGCTAGATAATTATTTTATAAGATTAGATTCTAAAGGTTTATTAAGAGGAGATTCTGCTGCAAGAGCTGACTATTACAGAGAGATGATTTCAATGGGTGTTTTATCTATTAATGAAGTTAGAGTAATGGAAGATTTAAATAGAATTGATGAGGGCAATGTTCATTATTTCCCTTTAAACTTTGCTCCAATAGGAACGACAAACGAGTCTGAATAATGGCTTTAGCTGATATAAACACAAAGCCGACTCAAGAGATGGCTAACGAAGCAGAACAAGCTTTAGAATGGAGAGCAGAGTTTGGAAGAGGAGGAACAGAAGTAGGAGTAGCAAGAGCTAGAGATTTAAAGAATAGAGTTAATCTATCTATAAGAACGATTAAAAGAATGTTCTCTTATTTAAGTAGGCACGAAGTAGATAAAAAGGGAAAAGGTTTTTATAAAGGAGATGAGGGTTATCCTAGTGCTGGTAGAATTGCTTGGGGATTGTGGGGAGGAGATCCTAGTTTTGCTTGGACTAAAAGAAAAATAAAAGAAATAGAAGAAGAAGAAAATAGAAATATTATGGAAAATAAAGAGTTAAGACATATCCAAAAGATAGAAGAAAACGAAGAGTCTATAATTATATATTACGCAAAAAACAAAGAAGATGTTGAGGTTGTAATAGATATGGACGAAGAGGTTACTATTGAAGAGGAAAGTCAAGAGATTAGAACAATAACTAATAAAGAGGTTAGGACTTTTAATGTGTCTGATATTGAAGTTAGAAACGATGACGGAAAGAATGTAGTTGTAGGTTATGGTGCAGTCTTTAATTCTGAGTCTAATGATTTAGGAGGATTTGTTGAGTATATTGCTCCTGGTGCTTTTGATGGTAGATTAGAAGATGACGTTAGATTTTTAATTAATCACGATGGTTTGCCTTTAGCTAGAACTACTAATAATACATTAAGATTGTCAGTAGATGAAAGAGGTTTAAAATATGAGGCTGATATGCCAGAAACAACTTTAGCTAATGACTTAATGACTCTATTGAGAAACGGAACTATTAGTCAGTCTAGCTTTGCGTTTACTGTTGAAGAGGACTCTTGGGAGAATGTAGAGGGTAGAAACATTAGAACAATAAACAAAGTATCTAGATTATACGATGTGAGCTCTGTAACATATCCAGCATATAATGAAGCTGGCTCTTTTGCTTTACGTTCTTTAGAGAATTGGCAAGAAGAACAAGAAAAAATAAAACTAGATGAAAGTCTAGAGAAAGAATTAAAAGAGGTACAAAAAGAAGAAATAGATTTAAGAAATCGCAACCTCACAGAAATGCGATTGAAAGTCTTAAAAAACAAATAATTTTTAATATGAAAAATAGTAAATCTTTAATAGAAGAAAGAGCTATAAATGTTGAGAAGATGGAAGCTCTAGTTGACTTGTGTAAAGTTGAGGAAAGAGATATGACATCTGAAGAACTAATTAGCTTTGATTCTTTAAATGAAAAAGTTGAATCATTAAATTCAATGGTTGAAAGAAGTATTAAGTTTGAAAACTTACAAGCTTCTAAAGTAGTTAAAGAAGAAAGAACTAACTCTCCTAAAGAGGTATCTGAGTTTTCTTTCCAGGAAGCTATGCGTCAAGCATATACTGGAAAACTAGAGGGTTTAGTAAAAGAAATGGACCAAGAAGCTCGAAGAGAACATAATGGTCAAATGTTTAGAGGCATCGCTATTCCATCTTCAGTTCTAGAACATAGAGCAGTAGGTAATGCAGCGGTTAATCCAACAGAAGTAATGTCTTTTACAGACCAATTAGAAGCAAACTTAGTTCTTGCGTCTGCTGGTGCTAATTTTTACTCTGGTGTATCGGATATGAAACTACCAGTTTTATCTGGTATTTCTTCTGCATTCGTTGCTGAAACTGGTGGAACTGCTACTGCTGCTGGTACTGCTTCAAGTGTAACATTATCTCCAAAAAAGATGATTTCTATTGTTGAAATTTCTGCTGAGGCAATGGCACAGAATGCTGGTGTTGAAGGTGCGGTTAGAAGAAATTTAGCTGCTAATATTGCTGCAACTTTAGAGGGTGCTTTATTGGCTGATGCTAACGTAACAAGCGGACCAGCTTCTATCTTTGCTGCTGCTGCTACTCAAGCGGTTGCTGGAGCAGAGCCTACTGCTGCTGAGCTTTTAAATATGGAAGCTACATTAATAGCTAATGGCGTTAATTTAGAGGCTGCTCGTATGGCTTGGTTGTTAGATGGTGGAGCATTAACTGAGGCTAAAAGATTAGCTCAAGTTGCTTCTGTATCTCCAGCTTATGATAATGCAACAAAAGAATTTTTATCTTACTTTGCTTTTGCTTCTTCTAATGTAGGTAACTCTGCTGGAAGTGGTACAAACTACTTGTTAGGAGATTTCTCTAAAGTGCATATCGCTCAGTTTGGAGGACTAGACTTATTGTTTGATCCTTACACTAATGCTGCTGCTGGTGTTGGACGTATGATTGCAACTTCTCTAGTAGATGGTGCTGCTGTTCAAAATAGTACAGCATTCGTTAAGATTGACAATGCATAATTTTTAATTGGAGAGAGTTTAATCGCTCTCTCCTTTTTTTACTTTTTATAATGATATATAATTACTTAAATCTTGATAGTTACGTTAATTACGGAAAGCTAGTTTTAAAAACTGCTCCAACTGGAACTGCTATATCTTTAGCTGAAGCTAAACAACATTTAAGAGTAGATTCTGATTATGATGATGACGATGATTATATAACTGCATTAATTGGAGTTGCTACAAATCAAGTAGAGGAGTTCACAAGAAGAAGATTGATGACTCAAACTTTTAATCTTTACTTTGATGTTTTCCCTCCTTATATAGATTTACAAGTGGGAATAGTGCAAAGTGTTACACACATAAAATACTATGATGCTAGTAATTCTTTACAAACTTTAGCAGCTTCTGAATATGATTTAGACGATAAAATTAAACCAGGTAGAATTTATCAAAGTAATACTGGTACTTTTCCAGATACTTATGAAAGACCAAACGCGGTAGATATTGAGTTTGTAGTTGGAAGAACTGCTAACGAAGTTGAGGATGCTATAAAACAAGCTATGCTTATTATAGTGGGTAGATATTACGAACAAAGACAAGATGTTGTTTTAGGTACACAAGTTTCAGAATTACCTTTAATGGTTGAGTATATGCTAACTCCTTACAGATTTTTAGAGTTATGATATTTGGAAAGCTAGATAGAAAATTAACTTTATTAAATCAAGTTTATACTACTAATGCTTACGGAGAGCGAATTGCTGGAAGTGGAACAAGTGTAACTATTTATGGAGATTTTAATTTTAAATCTGGTATAGCTAATTATGAATCAGATGTTTTTATAGGAGAGCAAAAAATAGAATGTTTAATAAGATTTAGAACTGCAATAGGAGTTAGTCCAGATTTTTATATTAAAAATGGAG